TAAGAAGGGTTAGCCCTAAGCAGGACTTTCACCACTTCCGCATGGTACTGGACCCGATAGGCCCAAGGGGTGCGCAGGATCAATTCAATTTCTTCGGCTAGTTTTTCAGCGTCTTTTTCAGTCATACCCCCCCCTTACTTACTTACGTACACCCCCCCCACATATTCCCAAACAAACGAACGTAGTGCGTCTTTATGTATATATAAGAGAGAGAGAGAGAAGTAAGTAACTAAGGCCTATAGTCCGTCTCAAACTTACTTCCCAAATGCCAGCCGAAGTAAGCTAAGTAAGGGGGGGCCCCCCTTGTCGAAGTAAGCCCCCCCTCAAAAAACCCATGTTATTTTCTGCCTTTCGCGGCCCGAAGTCTTCTCCATTTCAACCCTGATTTTATGATCTTGCTTAAGCCCTTCCAAGACAGCCGTCAGTTTCTGGGCCTTTATGCCCCTAACATTCTTTAAAAGTTCTTCCCGATCAACAACGCCATTCTTTTTGATATATAACTCAATGCGATTCGCGTCTCTATCCCACTCTTTTTCCGTTAAACTCTCCAACAATGTCGGCCATTCCTTTTCAACAGACCATAACATCCCCGCCGTTTCTGCGACATCATTAACAGAAATGACGCTAGAATCCCGCTCAAAAGCGCATAACATCGCTACTTTATGGAAATGTTCATCTCGCATTTTCCGGTAAAAGGCCGAAAGGAGGAGTTCGGCCCCTTCTGCGCGTTTATTAAAGTGCATCAACCATTTATGTTTAGCTTCCAAAGCATCCGGCGCGTAAACATACTCCCGTTCTCCCGTTAGCGACAACTCTTTTAATCGGTTAATCAAGGCCGCCCGCTTGATCCGGTCACATGGCGGGGGGTCTTCGACTTGGGATTCTGGACCAAAATAAGGAACCAACAAAAACCTCGGAAACATACCAGAAAGGAAATCGTTCGTTGATCCCGCCATATGCGCGGATATCTGGTAAGGAGTCGAAGCTCCACCCCAACAAATATAAGCGTTCGTAATGGTGTGAGTTTCGCCTTTCCCTTCTTTTCCCTTGATTTGACGTTGGACTGGAACCCCAGAGTAAAGAGACATCATCATTGAACGCATCGGTGCGTTATACGTCTGAGCCATCATTTTAAAGTACGATTCGGCTTCATCATAAATGAACAGTTTGTGGGGGTTTGAAGCGATATCTTCAATCAACGCTTCATGGCTATATTCCTGAGAGGCCAAGATCCCCGATCTTGCTTCAAATAACAACCGTCTCCCTGAATTAAGAGCGACGGATTTATAAGAAGAGGAGTTCCCTAAAAGAAGAACCCAGAGGTTTGGGCGTACATCCCAATCCCCTCTTTTAAGAACATGCTTTTCCCCCGCGACAGAAGAGAGCATTAAAAGAGCTGTCCATCGAATAAACGGTTCCGGGGACCCTGTAAAGTCTCTGCAATAAGAAACAAAATCATCCGCGAATTTCATTTGATAGCTCCATGATTTTCTCAGAAGTAGTAAACGGACGAGATTTATTCCACGGACCACTTTCTTTTTCGACCCATTGAACTGCCTCTTTATCGTACTGATCTTGAAGTTCCATCATTTTGTGGAGGATGGGAGCATGGAGTTTGCTGGAAAATGAATCTACGGGATGAAGTTTTGATATCCACCCCCGCGTTTTTTCTTGCATCTCTTTACGTCGAGCGGAAGAAACATCCGGGGAATTTACGACCGTCTCTTTGTAGTACCTTCCCTGCATATCTAGAATCAACTCTTCTAAGTTTTCATCGAGGTTATGCTCAACCGCAAAAGGTCGCAATACCGCCATTACCGATTCAACGGGCCATCCCGCATTGAAGCAAGAAGAAATCAGACGCACAAACGTATCGTGTCTGTTCCCCGTCTTTATTTCAGCGATTGCTTTCGATTGCCAGTTCTTCGGGAGTGCTTCTGATTTCGTAAGATGGGCGTACCATGCTTCAGGAAGTTCCGCACAAAACTCTTCGCACACCCACTTCCTGTTCCCTCCGGCTGACGGGATAATGACATACCCGCCTTCTCCTTTTATGTCGATTCCGGGGAATAGTCCGTTTCGGCTCGTAACATACCCTTCAAGACGTTTTGACCATTTAAAGAAGAAGTGATGCCCTCTTTGAGTCTGTGATATTTTCGTGATGGGTAACGGGATCTTTAGGGAAGCAAGACTTTCTTTCCCTTTTTCTCCGTCGGTATCAATGACAAAGAGGTTTGAGAATGGCCCCGTTGTCACTCCGACGTAAGCGAGAGGCCATTTCTTTTCCCAGAAAGTCACTTCGGCTAGGGTTGGGAGTCTTGTTTGGAATTGTGCCCAGTTTACGAGAGGGATTTTCCATGTCTTGTAATCCTCTTTGTTTGATGCGTAGACAGGCCCAGCGACAGGGAACGTCGCCCAACCCCATTTAGCGTACTCCTCGTAAACGCCCATTATCGAAACACCTTTTCGCTTAACCTTGCTTGAAAATCATCCAACTTAGAAAGAAAACTATGCTCAGAAACAGGGCCAAACCATGTTTTCCCTTGGAGATGATGATACCAGCGAGTCGCTTCTTTTTGAGTGCTTATGTCGTCGATCATAATGTAATAGAGTTCATTATCACGAGAGCAATTCCCTGCCCACTTCCAAGGATCTTCTTTATGTAATTGATCCGGTCTGTCGTCATAAGAAAACAAACTTAAACTCGTGGCTGGTTCTGCTTTACAGATTTCGCATTTCATACAACCTCCCTTTAAAAAAAAACCCCCGCCCACTCGCTAAACACTCTGGGAGGAGGAGCGCGAGGGACGGGGGAAATTGGTGCGTAAACCCAGAGTGCATGGGGGCCATTACATAAAAGAATATTGCGTCTGTCAACAATCATTTGCTAGTGTATCGGTATGGAAGAAACCAAACCCAAGAAGTTTTATCCCCTACTTAGCGTTCGCATCAGCGAAGAGCAGATGTCTAATCTCCGACGGTGGGCAAAAGAACGTTCTGTAAAAGTCCCTGAATATGTCAGAACTATTTTGTTCCCATTTGAACTCCCCGACGATAAATAGCCTATTGACACATTGTTAACAAAAGCGCATAATGGTCCCATGATTCCAACATGCACATGTCCAGAATGTCAGTGGTGTGAAAACGAAATACGGGAGGCCAAAAAATGGAATACAGCGACCACGATGTGCCCGCCAGCTGTCAGGAATGCGGTGAAATTGTCGAAGGCATTGAAGCCATGCGACAACACCTCATCATCAACCACAAAGATTACGCGCCAGAGGAAGTCGAGAAATACTCGAAGTCTTGGATTGAAGGGGCGCACGAAGAAGTAGAGGAAGAGGATAAGGCCTACCATGCCGACCGCGCATATGAGAAGGTGGTCGATACGGACATCCAGCATTGGATTGAGGAAAAACATGCAACCCGCTGACCGCCGTAAACTCATCAAAGAGCGCAAGGAACTAAAGAGACTGACGACACTCTACCGGAGGCATGTTGTGGCCGGGATTAATGCCATCCGCAAATTTGATCGGCGCATTATCCGGATTAATTGGATTTTAGCTAAAGAGCCGTGAGGCGGCTGTAAACCCTCAAAGGAGATAGAAAATGGCACTAAAAGGAATAAAGCCGGAAATTGTCAAGGCAAGGAAACCGCACATCATGTTGTCGGGTGAGCCAGGGACTGGTAAAACATACTTCGCATTGAATTGGGAAGCCCCATTTTTCTGTGATACCGAGGCGGGAGCGACTAGGGAGCAGTATGTCAAGAAACTGATTGAAGCCAAAGGGACTTACTTCGGTCCTGAACAGGGAAGTCAAGACTTCCAAGAAGTAATCGCGCAGGTTCGAGAACTTGCCACAACTAAGCATCCATACAAGACTCTCGTAATTGACAGCTTTTCGAAGCTGTACAACCTCGAAGCGGCGGCGGCTGAAGATCGGATGGGTTCCGACTTCGGGAAAGACAAGCGGGAGGCCGACAAGCCGACCCGTAAACTCCTTACATGGTTGGCACGACTTCCGATGAATGTCATTCTCATATGCCACAAGAAAGATAAATGGGAACGGAGGGAGAGGGAGCTTATTTACGCCGGAGAAACTTTCGACGGATACAAGAAGCTCGATTACGAATTGGACTTATGGCTCAAAACCAAGATGGTAGGCACTAAACGATTCGCCACGATTGCCAAAAGTCGCATTGATAGTTTCCCGGTATTGACGGACATTGAATTGACTTATGAAACATTCAAAAAACTGTATGGGGCTAGTGTGATCGACGAGGAAGTGACGCCCATCATTCTGGCAACGCCTGAGCAGTTGACGGAAATCAAGCGCATTGTTGATCTACTGAAGATTAGTGAAGAAGACATGGACAAATGGCTTGCCAAGGCCCAAGCTGTAGAGCTTGACGATCTAAGCAAAGATAACGCGGTGAAGTTCTTGGATTTCTTAAACAAAAAACTGACAGGAGATAAAAAATGAGCCTCGAAACAACCGACACAACGAGCAAATATCCAAACAAAAACATATCCGATGGAAAGCACACATTTACTATCGATAAGGTTGTTGGAAAAACTTTGGGCGGGGCATATGGTTACGTATGGACATTAGAAGAAAACGGACACCTGTTTGAGCAGATTCTTTTCGGAAACGAGATGGGAGGACTTCTAAAGATCCTTGGATGCAATGAAGTTTCTCCCGGGAAGTACAAATGGGAAACCGACGCTGTTAAGGGGAAGTCCTTTGGCGTAACGGTGAGTCATGTTCCTGACAAAAAGAAGCCGGACGTTATACGCCAGAAGTTTACGGACTTTACGGAAGAACTGGCGTTCTAAT